AGGTTTGATTGTATTCACTGCCGCAAAGCTACAACCAAACCTCAAAGTGTAAAAGGTGCATTTCTTCGAATGCTTACACACCTATGGTATTGGCAAGAGCTACGAGTTGCTGTCCAATTGTAGTCAAACGCTTACGTATAGATGAAACAATACCTTGATACTTCTTTTCTTCTAACAGTTCAACTATAGGGAGGTAGTATCTGTTGCGGACTGAACTACATTCTGCTTTTTTTGTCCGTAGTTAGTTGACGGTGTTGAAGAAAGTAAAGAAATGCTGGGATTTCCGTGATTAGTTTTTGAAGAAAACTCGTATCGTCATTTTTTGAGAGGATTAATTTTTCGCACCCAATAACGTGTTTCTCCCGGTTCTATAAGAACAGGAGTATCTTCATTATTGGAACACATGATGAATTTACCAAAAAATTGCACTTCACAGCGGTCTTTACCCTTTGCTTCAATCTTGTATACACTTGCTGTACTTAGATTCTTTAATCGTTCAGAATCCTCTCTACGGTTAAGCAACACTTCGTCAACTCCAATGAGTAATTTGCCGGCCCAATCAGCGTTGAACTGGCTACGAAAATCTTCGTTGGTATTAAATGTGACGTTATCCTGAAAGATTGCTTTCAGAAAATTCAGAAAGGTACTTTTACCGGTGTTTCTTTCTTGAGAAACCAAAAGTAGAATTGGTAGTTTCTGTACTGGATTGAGATAAAGAAGCTGAAAGTAATCCATACCTAACTCATAATGTTCCCCGAAAATATGAAGAATAAGTTCTTGTATATGTGGGAACTTCCCTTTTTGTGGAGTATGGGTAATCGGCTCATACAGATTAAGGAACGAGCCAATATTCCTCTTATAATCTACGTGACTTGGTACCGTGCAGAAGCCATCGTATTTAGGAACACTTGCTATGAAGTCTTTCCCATGATCATAACGTAAAGTCCCCATACTCCAAGGGACTCTACGCTTGGCAAATGTACCATTAATAAGAGGCTGAAAAACTATTTTATAGAGTGTGGTACCAACTCTTACGTATTCATCTGTCATTTCAATTTTTCCCATATCTAAAATTCCTCCCATCCTGATTTTGGTTTATGTTTTACTCCTTTTTGTATCTCTTTGTATAGGCTCTCTTTGTCAATCGGTTTTTTCCTGCTTTTTTCCATCCACTCCATAAGTTCGGTACGTTTGAATTTAAGCATTTTCCCAGGTTGATAATAGGGAATTTTATTTGCCTGAACAAGAGCATAAACCGTTGGCTTAGCAAGGCTGAGTATCTCACAAGCCTCGTTAATACCAATCATTTCTTCCTTTGCTGTTGTCTGTCTCTTTAATAACTGCTTCATCTCATTAATAGAAATCGTCAGTTCTTCCACCTTCTCCAATAGAAAAGCTGTGGCTTGAGGTAATTCCTCGAAATTTAATTTCATCTTCATCATTTTTAATTGATTTTCAGCAAAGAAAGATGGTGTATTATTGGTTAACTGGTGGATTATAAGTTAACCAATGGATAGTAATGTTTTTTCTATATTAATCCCTTGAAAAGGGAAGAGATTGTGCAACGAGCGGTGTTCCGATAGGAATAATTTTTATTGTAAACCGTCCTTCATTACAGGTGAGTTTGCTTGAAATGGTCAGTATCTCAGTATCTTCAAGCATAAGCTGAAAACTTTTTTTGATGAAATGTGCTATTTGCATGTTTGAGCATCCTAACCGCTTTCCGATATTTCTAGCTAAATGGTATAGATCTTTTGATGTAACTCCATTCAAACGACGTGATACAGCTGTCTTTATTTCTGTTTTATTGTTTAAGGCCATAATATTTTCTTTCATGACACTCATTTCATTGCTTGTCAGTATATCTTTGAAAGTAGCTTCAAAATAAGACATGACTTCTTTTATAGTATCATCTTTTTCTTTTTTGATACGTTCTCTATCCAATCTTACTTCTTCCTCATGAGAGTACAATATAGAATTTTCTGTCTTTTCTTTATTATCATCAATGGTTTTATGAAATAGTTTTATGGATAGTCTACCATTCCTTTTCGTATTTCCCTTTATTTTGGTAACCCTTCTACTTCTTTGATCTTGTAATACATCAATAAAATTACATATTGTAGGTACAATATATTTACAGTAAGCTGTTTCAACCATAAATATGATTGTAATAAAAAGTAGGGTAGTGAAGAGTGAGTATAATACAAGATCCAGACTATGTGGAGAGTTTCCTTTCAATATCAGATATCTGGGAATTGAGGTAATTGAACATATTGCAGTTACATATATTACAGCAAAATGGAATAAATTTAATCTTTTCATAATTAGTGATTTTTTGTTATTGATTTTGATGCAAATATATTTTTGAAGTATCAGAAATTAAAGGAAAAGATTACAAAATGTCTGGTTTTTAATATAATATAAGTATCATACTTCGTGAAATCGCCAATCATACTTATAAAAAAACGAACAAAGAAAATTTACATTTTTAACTGTATGTTATATTGTTACATAAATGAAAAAGCCGTTGGGAAACTTCGATTTTCCCAACGGCTATACATATAAAAACTTTTGATCACTATTGCATGTTTATTTTAGATATGCAATTTTATTGCATATTACTTTAGTGATATTTTATCGACAGTTTCTCTTTTCTTTTCACTTACTAATTCAGCATAGATTTGTGTTGTTGCAACATTCTTATGAGTAAGCATTTTTGACACTGTGAAGATGTCTGTACCGGCTGCAATCTGTAGTGTAGCATATGTGTGCCTAAAACAGTGGAACAGAATACAAGAAGCAAGTAGATGAAGGGATGAGAAAGAAAAACGTAATTGGTTGAATATGAGCAGAAGTTCTGTTTTTTGCTGAGATAATGGAAAGCAAAAATGGACAGGATATTGCAGATGTTCAGTTACCAGAATGTTAGCCGACCAGTTACCTGAACCGAATAGGTAACAGACTGAACAATAAAGAATCTGTCACAGAGGCTATTATTCACTGTATGTCAGTATTTTGCATATCAAAGGACGCTTATAAAATAGGTAATTTTGCCATTAAAAAAATAAGCGTATGAAAGTAGAAAAATTCAAGGTGCTGCTCTACCTGAAAAAGAGCGGTCTTGACAAATTTGGGAAGGCTCCGATAATGGGGCGAATAACGGTGAACAACACGATGGCGCAATTCAGTTGTAAACTGTCATGTACTCCGGAGTTATGGAATCCAAGAGAAAGCCGACTGAATGGAAAGAGTAAAGAAGCAGTTGATATTAATGCAAAAATTGATCGTCTCTTACTTTCTGTCAATTCTGCATTTGATTCACTTGTTGAACGTAAGACTGATTTTGACGCGACTGCCGTAAAAGAGCTTTTACAGGGAAGTGTAGAAACCCAGATGACTCTGTTGAAACGGCTTGATATGCATATAGAGGATATGCGCTCAAGAATCGGTATTGATGTAGCTAAAAGCTCCATGTCAACATACATTTACACCCGAAGGTATCTTGGCGAATTTATTCAAAAACGATTCAAGACAAGTGATGTTGCTTTTGGACAGTTGAATGAACACATCCCATGGGAGTTTCAGGATTATATACTGAAGGACAAAGGACTTGCGGTAGATACAGCAAGACATTATCTGGCAATCCTGAAGAAAATCTGCCGGATGGCATTCAAGGAAGGACATGCGGAGAAGCGTTATTTTGTGAATTTCAAACTACCCCAAGAGAACCGGAAACCACCACGGGCTTTGAGTCGTGAGGATTTTGAAAAGATTCGTGATGTTGTGATACCACCGGAAAGAATCACTCATAATATAGCCAGAGATTTGTTTCTCTTTGCCTGTTATACAGGAGTTCCGTATGCGGATGCAGTTTCAATCACTAGAGATAATATATACAAGGACGATAAAGGTGACTTATGGTTAAAGTACCTGAGAAAGAAGAATGAATATCTGGCCCGCGTCAAATTGCTGCCGGAGGCTATCTCTCTTATAGAAAAATATCGTTCGGATGACAGGAAAGAGCTTTTCCCTATGATACACCACCCCAATATAAGACGCCACATGAAAGGTTTGCGGGATCTGGCTGGTATAAGCTGTGATTTGGTCTATCATATGGGAAGGCATACCTTCGGAAGTCTGATAACCCTTGAGGCTGGTGTTCCTATTGAAACAATCAGCAAAATGCTTGGTCATACCAATCTGACAACTACCCAGCTTTATGCAAGGGTAACTCCTAAAAAACTTTTCGAGGATATGGACAAATTCATCGAGGCAACGAGTGATATGAAACTGGTATTATAAACCAAAAATGAAAGAATCATGAGAAGTACATATAAGCAACTGTATTATATAAACCGAAGTAAAGTCAAATCAGACGGGACCACATCAATTATGTGCCGTATTACAATAGACGGAAAGGCTGTTGTATTATCGACCGGGTTGTATTGCCAGCCGGAAGAGTGGAACAGCAAGAAAGGGGAAGTCAAGAACAACAGACTGAACGGGATGCTTTGCGAGTATAAAAAACGAATAGATGAAACTTATGCTGAACTGTTGAAAGTAAATGGTGTCATTAGTGCAGAGCTGCTGAAAACAGCCATGACCGGAGCAGTCGACATCCCGAAATACATATTACAGGCAGGAGAGGTGGAACGGGAAAATCTGAAAATCCGTTCCATTCAAATAGATTCAACCTCCAGTTACAGGCAATCAAAAATGTATCATTACTATCTGGGGGAATACATCCGTTCTCTGGGCAAGGAGGACATGCTTTTTACAGATATTACCGAAGAGTTTGGCTCCAATTTCATTTTGTATCTGAAAACAAATTACCCTCATAAGCCATCATATCGTAACCATTGTCTTTGCTGGCTGAAACGTCTGGTTTATCTTGCCGTGGATAACGGAATTTTGAGGTATAATCCTTTGGATGATATAAAATATGAAAAGAAGGCACCTGCAAAGCTCATGTATATAAGCAAGAAACAACTTCAGGAGATAATGAGCAGTCCTAAACTTGATCCATTACAAGAACTGGCAAGAAGAACCTTTATATTTTCATGTTTTTGCGGTTTGGCTTATGTTGATGTACGCAATCTCTATCCTCATCATATAGGTACAACTGCGGGAGGACGGAAATATATCAGAACATTCCGCAAGAAAACAAGCGTTGAGTCATTTATACCATTGCATCCGGTCGCGGAGCAGATAATTTCCTTGTATAATACGACAGATAACAATAAGCCTATCTTTCCGTTGCCAAGACGTGACATGATTTGGTTTGAAATACATGAGTTGGGATTTTCCCATCAGTTCAAACATAACCTGTCGTATCATCAAAGCCGTCATACCTTTGGTACCCTGATGGTTTCTGCCGGGGTTCCCATGGAAAGCATCTCAAAGATGATGGGCCATACAAATATCAGGACCACACAAGGGTACGCAAAAGTTACTGATGATAAAATTTCGGAAGATATGGATAAGCTAATGAAAGGCAAACAGAAACAATGAAGCAATGCTAGATAGTAGTCTTTTTCCTGTGGCTTTTATGGAAAAAGCTCTATGATATATAATAAATTTATGAGACTTAATAAATATATTCTAATAATCAGTGTTTCTCAAAGATGTAGTTAAAGTAAAGTGAGAACTTAATTCGAGATAAAAAATAAATCAAATACAAAGCAATATTTTATTAGTTTCAGTACCATATTTTATTGCAAAGAGTTATTTTTACAATAAAAATATTTGTTTTACTTTATATATGAAGGAAAATATGAAAGTCATTTCTATCATTAACTACAAGGGAGGAGTTGGAAAAACAACTCTTACAGCCAACTTGGCTGGAGAATTAGCATATAGAGGGAAAAAAGTGCTTATGATTGATTTAGATCCACAGGCAAGTCTAACCTTCTCATTTATTAAACCAGAGGAATGGAGAGAACATATCGCATCAACACAAACTATTAAAAACTGGTTTAATACAAAAAAGAAAGAGGTAGCATTTGCAGATTTGATTATAGAACCCCTCAAAGCTAAATCTTACACTACAGGGAAACTGCATTTGATATCATCGCATTTAGAATTAATTAATGTAGATTTGGAACTTGCCACAAAGCTGGGAGGTGCGAATTTACAACAAGCAAAAGAGAATTTTATAAAAGTTCATAGAAGACTCATAACAGGGATTAGCCAAATAGATCCCAATTTATATGATTTAATATTAATTGATTGTCCTCCTAATTTCAATATAGTTACAAAAAATGCTATAGTTGCGAGTGATTATATTTTAATACCTGCCAAGCCTGATTATCTCTCTACTTTAGGTATTGATTATCTAAAAAAGAGTTTGGACAGATTGGTGAAAGAATATAATGAATATTGTGAGATAGAAGATGATGATGACGATTCATCAATAAGTAAAATCTCTCCTAAAATATTAGGTGTCATATTTACTATGGTACAATTTTATGGAGGGGAACCGATATCTGCAATTAGGCCTTTTATATCTCAAACAAAAAAATTGGGAATACATGTTTTTGAAAATTATTTTAGAGAAAACAAAACATTATTTGCCGATGCTCCTCAGTATGGTATTCCTGTAGTTTTGGAAGGGAGAAGAGCTGATATTGTGAAAGAAATCGAAAATTTTGTCACAGAATTTGAAAGGTTAATTTGATATGAAAAAAAATATATATTTATTTGAAATTGAAAAATTTATCTCATACTTAGATAAATTGAGTGATAATGAGCTTTACAAGCTTAATAATGGCATAGCTAAAATACAATATAATTTGGTTGATGAAAAAAAAGGAAATGATAAAGAATTGAAGGATGCTAAAATTTCAAATATTGATCCAGATGAAATTATAAATGCTTTGGAAAAATTATCTACTAGAGAGTCTGGAGAAGAATATCTAAAAAATAAATTAATTACTAGATTAGATTATGAAGCGGTAGTAAAGAAATTGGATATTCCATATAACAAGAAGGACAATATTAATAAGCTAAGAGACAAAATTATTGAGGGAACGATTGGATTTAGATTACGTTCACAAGCTATTCAAGAAAATTAAAAATTTAATTCAGTCGCCCGTTTCCTCGCCGTCCATAGAAGTTAGTACAGACTCTATTGAAAGCGAAAAGGTCTGGCGGCTTTGCCGTTTCGGGCAGAATCTTCCTCTTTCAGAGCGTATTCAGCCCGAAAACCTTTTCCCTTTCACGTCTG